AAATTTTTTTACCATTTCTGCTCTTTTTTTGCCCCCTTCTAAATTTGCCTCTGCTCTCTCTATGGGATCTATAGCTTTCTTACCATAAATTATATCATTATTAATTTCAGTAACTTTAGCTACAAATTTACCCGTAGACTTTTTGGCCTTGGTAATAGTATTTGGTATTGCTCCTACTGTTCCTGCCATTATTTAGTAAAATTTTGTTTTGAATTTAGGGTTTCAATAGAAGTATCTAATATTTTTATAAAACCTTTAAAATGTGTAGCTGCATTTTTACAGGCCAATATAGGAGCACTAGTGGAATCTTCAGCTAAAGCTAATGATAATTGAACTTTTTGCAATTGTTGTGACATTTGACTAAATATTTCTAATAAAACATCACCATACACTAAAGGGTGATCGGATTCATCTCCTATTCCTAATTTTATAGATTTGGCATTAACTATAAAACCTCCATCTGTATCAACATTTATACTACCAGGTGCACCTAGGGATATAGATTTTTTTGAATTAATTAATATAAAATCTTCATTAGCATTTAAATGTAGTCTACCAGAATTTAATATTATTTGTTTTCCAAGATATGGAAATTGAGGAACAAAAGGTACATTAGGTATATCTTCCCCTACTTTAGGTTCCCCATCAATAAGTTCCGATGTATCGGGGCCTTCTAAATTATCAGTAGGTATGGAATCTAAACCATTGGGTTGATTTAAAGCTTGATCTATATCCTTTTGAGCTTTAGCTATGGCTCTTTTAGCTTTTTTTCTTTTTTTAGAACCAAATAAAGCATAAGTTATACCCTCTGGTACACCAAAGAATTGTTGATATAAATCAATTAGTAAATTATATATTTCAATTATAAATTCCATTATCCCCCTCCTCTTATTCTTCTTTTTCTTTGACTAAATGATTCCGTTACTGCACTTCCAGTAGGTTGATTTCTTCTTCTAAAATTTCTTTTTCTTTCAGCTGCAGTAGGCACATCACTTTTACGCCTATTATTTTCATCACCCCTTCTACTTAATTTTTGTCTTCTTTCTCTAAAACTTAATGGCCTTTGATTTGGATCCTCTTCTCTTTTTTGTGCTTCATCGGGATCCTCACTAGTGTTGAATTCAAAACTAGGTACGTCTCCCACTGATTGTGGTTGTATTAAATTATCACCCACTCCTGGGAATAAAGGTTGTACCCTATTTGGGTCAGTATTTAAATCCGGTTCTACATTCACTGAATCTCTTACTTCTAATATACTATCAGAATCTCTATTAGATGTAAACTCATCTCCAAAATCTTCTCCTTCTTTTTGAAATTCTCTAGTAGTATCTTCAGGTGGTGTAACATCTAATCCATATGAAGTTAAAGTAGAATATGCTATTTGTAAAGGTATGTTTTGTTTTGAGGTTAAATAAATAGATGAATCATCATCGTTTACATCTTCAAAAATAGGTTCCCATTGATCAAAATCCACTGATGATCTTTTTTGGCCATTTCTTAAAATAGTTATAGGATCACCTATATTTCCATTTTGACTCCAAGGGTTTTGGGGATTTACATTAAACTCTGAAAAATCTCCATCTATTTTACCAGTTGATCCAAATCTTAAAGAATTACCAAATCTTCCTTCTATTAACATGTCTCCTTCCTGTGGATATAAATTTTGTATATTTCCTTTATCCTCGAATGTATTCCCTAGTTTTATTTCAGGTTTTGGATTATCAGCATTGTTTGGTATTCCTGCTTGAATATCTTCTTTAGAATTAATATTAGTATTACCTGAGGCTCCTGATTGGAGTGAGGGTAATGCATTTACGGATGTACTATTCCAAACAGGGATAGAATTAGTATAATAATATTTTAAAGAATTAGAATCACCCTTAGTATATTTTCTACTACTAGGACCGGCTATCACTAACACTATTTCATTAATCAAGGGTAGTGATCTAACATTTTGGTTTATGGGAAATGCTATATTACCACTAGGTAGATCGCTTGTAGGAGTAGTTTGATTTAACATTTGAAATTTAATACAACCTAAATTATTATATTTCTTAGAATCATCACCCGGACCTGCTACTTGAAATAAGGATTTATTATTTTTTTCGGGGATAATATTTACTTCAACTACTCTTACAGGAATAAAACCCCCAGATAATAAATTATCATTTGTGCTTTTATTGGAATTTCCTCCTAATTGAGAACTAAAATCAAGCTGGTTTCGCATCTTGAATAACTGGGTTTTCTGTTTTTTTATCTAACTCCTGGAGTGAACTAAATAACATTTCTTTATCTTCTTCAGAAAGTAACTCATCTCCATCTGCTATTTTACTATTCATAGCGCGTTGTACAATACCAGCCATTTTTATTAATGCATCATCATTTTTAATGGCTAATTCCATATATTCCTTTATTAGTGGAACAATCATAGTAGCTTCACCTGGTGATGTAATTAATGGTTTCAAACCTTCTATTAAAGAACGTAATTGTGTTTCTTTATCTTTTTGATTAGTGTGAATTTCTTTCAAAAGATCAGAAAAGTTTTTCTTTCCAAATAATTTTACTTGTGAAAAATCCATAGTCTATACTTTGGATATAAATATAGATGTACTAAAAGTTTAGAATGCCATACTAACAGTCCCATGTTCAATATATTGGGCCATTAGTTTTTTATATATTTTTTTCATTCGTTTTAGTACTTTAGTAATTTGTGGAGTACTTTGATCAGTCATCTCACGAATATAAATGTATATAGCTTTTTTATTAAATAATTCTATATGTTCTCTTCTTCTAAATAAAGATAATATTGCATCTGCGGTTCTAGCATCTTCATGTTTTGGAAAATGATCAAATAAATGTATGTCAAAATATTGAATTAAATATTCTATAAATTCAGTAGCTTTATCCTTAGGTTTATCTATAGATTGATTATTAACTAAATCTACTAGTATGGATTGATCATTATCTACGGCATCTACCTCAGCTCTTTGTTTTAATTTTTTATAATTATTATTATTATAAAGTATTAAATAACGTTTAGCAATAGTACCAAAATAGGAAAATGCCTTACCTTTATCTTGTTTGTATAAGTGTAATTTTTCTAAAAGAAAAGCAGTTACTTCATGTTGTAATTCACCTATAGTATCTACTTCTGTATAATAAAATTTAAAGGTATGAATAATGTTTTCTGTTAATTTATGAAAAGCATACCATATACGTTCATTATAAATTTCATTACGTTTCTTTTCATCAGTTTCTTTTAGATACTCAAGAATAGCTTCCTCAGTATCAGAGGTAAAATATTGGTTTTTAGTTTTAGGTCTCCTTTTTCTTAATGTACCTTTTTTAGTATACATTGGACCTTCGTCTCGCTTAGGTGGAGTTAGAATGTTCCCCTGGAGCTTTTCATCAATAGGTAGGTTCATTTATTTATATTATACTCGTTTATAAGTTCCTGAATCTCTTTAATTCCGGAAAAAAACCATCCTATCTCATCATCTGATTGGAAAATTTGTTTTGAATCGATCTCTTTAATTTTACGATCTGATTCTGACATTATAGTAGTAATATTTTCTATATAATTGTCTCTTTTTATAAGTTCATCTTCAAGTTTTTCATTTTTTCTCATTAAATTCCAAATGATATAAAAAATGATTCCAAAAATAAGAACACCAACATTGATTAAAATAATGGTAATTGTATCCATTAGAGATTCTTTACTAAATTCATTAAATTATCTTTTCCAGAACCTATTTTATCTAAGTTAGTATTAACTCGATCTTGTTTTGAAACTCTTTGTTTTGGCTGTTCTTTACCGAACTTGCCATTCCATTCTCGTTCAAACTCTATTCTTGCTGCCATAAGGTCAGCTTGGTGTATAACATAAGGGAGTGAAGTACGTGGTTTAGTTTCGGGCATAAATCCTTTTAAATATGGATTATTAGCATCATCATATAAACCATCGTGTGTTTTTATAGCAATATATTCATTAGTAGTTAATTGAATTCCTGCTTGTTGAAGTAAAAACAATGAACGATCGGGAACTGTCATATACTCATTTTTAGTATTAAAAGTATACATTTCCCCTAAATTTTTCTTTCTCCATTCATCATTAGATGGAAAAACAGAAACCTCTTCAAGTGAACCTATTTTTCCTAAATCATGGTTTAAAGCGGAGACAAACAACTCCTCCTCAGTAAAAGTATCTGCCATTCCCATTTCCGACCAAACAGCATGTAGCTTGAATGCAGCCGTAATAACACGAACTACGTGTTCAACATAACCACCGGGAAAACAATTATGATACGCTTTTTTATGTGAAGCTGGGAGTAAGGCAATACGATCATCTAAACTATTATAAAAGTCTAGAAATTTCTGCTTTCTATCACCCGTTACGTATTTCTCTATACCCTTAATAAGAACGTCATAGTT